GGCATTCTGCATTGGCCACGCACGCACGGCGTCATTCACGACGTCCGCAATCAATGCTGCCGGGACTTGGACCCACTAACCATGGCAACTGACACCACAGACAAGGTGCAAGAAAGCACGGACGTTAGCAACGACATCGACTTCGCCGAGATTGCGGCCAGCCTGGGATTGAAAACCCCGGCGCCGGCCAAAGCCGAAGCCAAGTCCGACGAAGCGGCGCCCGAGCCAGACGAAAAAAGCGAGGAATCCGCACCCGAGGCTGACGCCGCGGGCGAGGGGACCGAGGAAAATGACGAAGCCGTCGAGGGGCAGCCGGAGGAAATAGCCGGAAAAACCGAGACGGAGGACGGCGAGGAAACCGAGGGTGAAGAACCCGCGCCCGAACCGACCAAGGTGCAGCAACGCATCGACCGGCTCACCGCGCAAAAACGCGAAGCCCTCGAGCAGCTCGACGCCCTCAAAGCCGAGCTGGATGCCGCCAAAGCGGCCGCCGCCGCCACCCCGCCAGTCATCTACAAAGACCCGGATAACCCGCTCAGTTCATTGACAGACGCAGCCGCCGTCGAGGCGGAGATTGCCAAAGCGCAAGCAGTTTTGGATTGGAGCGATGACCACCGCGACGGTGCCACCGTGACGATCAATGGCGAGGAGAAGTATTACGACGCCGACGCCATCAAGGAGGTCCGGGCCAACGCCCGCAAACTCCTCAAAGCCGCGCCGAAGCAGCAGGAATACATCCGCGTCCGCGAGCAAACACTCCCGGAGGCAAAAGCGTTCTACCCCGAGTTTTTCCAACCCGGCTCCAGCGCCCATCAATTCCTGCAAGCCACGCTCAAGCAATACCCCTCGATCGTTCAGTTCCCGAATTGGGAACTCATCGTCGGCGACGCGTTTGCCGGTCAACAACTCCGTATGGCCAGAATCGAACAGATGCAAAAGAAGCGTGCATCTGCCGATCCGGCGAAGAAGGCACCGGCGCAGGCAGACACGGCAGAGAAATTGCCCAAAGCTCCGAAACCCAGCGCCAGTCCCAAAGTGTCGGCAACATCGAGCGCGGCGCTGCGGCAAAAGGCCAACGCAGTGCTCAAGGCAGGCGGGGATCGCGACGCCCTGGCTGCATTTATGGAGTCGATCGTGTGATCGCGCTCCGCCAACAACCAAACATTTTGCCAAGGAGATAACATGGCTGAACTACTCATCACAAATCAGGTCGGAGCACGCGAGGATCTCGCGGACCTGATCGCCGTCGCCGATCAAAAGTCGACGCCGCTGCTCTCGATGGCGCGTAAAAGCGCCGAAGCAACGAACCCGCTGTTTTCATGGCTGGTCGATAACCTCAACGATCCGCAGCTCGATGGCGTGCTGTCGAATCAAGACGCCACCACCTTCGCCAACGAAGCCGCCGGCCGCGCTCGTCTCTACGGACGCATCCAAAAAATCTGGCGTCTTCCGAAAGTCGATGATCTGGCCGAATCGGTCAGCGATGTCGCAGGCATTGGCCGTCGCAAGGAAATGGCCAAAGCGGTCACGAAGGCCATGCAGGAAGTCGCTCGCGATCTCGAGTCGATCTTCTGCTCGGACAACGACTCGCAGGAGCAATCCGGCGTGAATCCCTACAAGACCCGCGGCCTCGGCTCGTGGATCAGCAACAGTGCGCAATCGGACACAGCTACCGCTGTTCCTGCCGCCTACCGCACGCCCGCTGCGTCCATCTCGACCACGGCGACCAACTCCATCACAGACAGCACCATCCAGGCGCTGCTCCAGTCGCTGTACGAGCAAACCGGCAAGAGCAAGAGCTACACGTTCCTGTGTGGCCCGACCCTCAAGCGCCGTTTCACCTCGTTCCAGCAGACGCAATTCGGCTCGACCAACGTGGCCAGCGCCATCCGCTTGTTCAATCAGGACAGCAGCGATGCCAGCTACTACGCAAAGGTCGATCTGTTTTCCGGAGACTTCGGCGACTTGGTCCTCACCCCGAGCTTGTTTCTGGCGAAAGACCAAACCGCCGCTACCCAGCTGCGTCGCGGATACATCCTCGACATGGACATGGTCTCGATCCGCTACAACCGCCGTCCGCGCTACACCCCGCTCCCCGATCTCGGTGGCGGCAGCCGCGGCATCGTCGATGCGATCGCCGGCCTTCAGGTCGATAACCCGTTGGCCTTCGGCAAGATCGCCAGCACCGCGGACTAATCGGAGGAAATCATCATCATGACAACTAACGCATTCCGTTCTGTCAACGAAGCCCCCCGTGGCTTCAATTACCGGTTCATCGTCGATCACACCGATCTGACGACAACCGCCAACAACACCGCGCAAAACGTGACCCTCATCACGCTGCCGGCCAACAGTGTCGTGCTTCGCGCCGCCACTTGGGTGAAAACCCCGTTCGCCAATTCGGCGGACACGGCGTTCAACACGACCGCGCTGATCGTGGGCGACTCCGGCGACAACGACCGTTACATCACCTCGCAAGAGCTGAACGTCAACGGAACGATCGTTCGCGCCAAAGCTCACGCCCAATCGACCACGCCGTTTGCCAACACCAGCTCTACCGCTGTCTTGGCCAACTTCGCGTCGATGGCCGGCAAAAACCTCGACGCTCTCGATCAGGGGGAAGTTCACATCTTCCTCTTCGTCCAGCAGCTCGACGCCATCAGCTGACGAGGTAACACGCACTTTGCGCCCCTGGGTCATGTCTGCCAACTCGGCAACAACTCATGGTGGGATTCAGGGAATTCCCAGGGGCGCAATAGCGTGAGACTTCATCTTCCACCGGTAGGGACCGCTCACGCAGCGGCCCGCTGCCGTTTTACCCGCCACCGTTTCTAATGCTTTTCGACCAATCAACCCTCGATACCGAGTTTGGCCAGCTGGTCAAAGAGGAGCTTTGCCGCGGCTGGTATGCCGAAGCCGCCTTGGCCAAAGGTCGCCAAATGCGTATCGCCGAAGCCAACGCCCGGCTCGAGCACGCTCACATCGAAGGTATTGGCCAGCACGTGGCCAGCATCGACCTGTTCAGCTTCGTCGATTGGGAGCGCCGCCATCCCGGCATCACCCGCGACAAGGATTGGCTCAAAAGCCTCCTCCGCGACAACCCGGAATGCCGGGTCCGCGGGACCTCTGCAGAAACGAAAGTCTCTTTTGCCGGTCTTGATTTCCGTCCTGCGGAACCGTCGGGCATATGCCCCGCGGATTGCATGGAGGACGTAGCATGAATTCCAGCAACGGATACAGTTACGAGGCCACGATAGGCAAACCATCCGCAGAAGACATCCGCGGCTTCCTGCTCAACATCCAAGAGGCCGAAAACGACGTCGGAGGCTACCTGGACAAAAAGCAGCGGAACTACCAAGTTCGTCACGCCATTTGGTCCGGCCAATCCCCCGACGGACGCAAACACGCCGCCGCTTTGGGCAAAGCCGCATTCCCGTGGGAGGGCAGTAGTGACTCAAAAGTGAGATTGGCCGATCAGATTACGAATGAGAACGTGGCTTTGCTTCTGTCGGCCTTTTTCCGCTCCAAGATTCAGCTGCAACCGATCGAGTCCGGTGACTATGCGGCCAAGGTTGCCGCCGAAACCGCGCTCAAATGGATGCTGTTTCAGCATTGCGAGTCCGATCTCCGCCGCGAAGTCGAGCTGACCGCACAATTTCAAGAGCAATACGGCCTCGCCTTCATGGGCATCTTCTGGCGCCGCACGACCCGCACCGAGCGCAAGTCCGTCACCATGGACGACTTCACGGCCATGCTTGCCCAGACCGGCGACCCGATGATGCAAATTCTCATCGAGGCCATCGCCGACCCGCTCCAAGAAGACGATGCCAAGCAAATGCTCAGCGACCTCTTCGGTCCCGCCGCCGGCAAAATGGGCATTGTCCGCGACCTGCGCAACACCGGCCGCGCCGAATACGACAGTCCCTACATTTTCGAGAACCGTCCCGAATTCATCGCGCTCGAACCGTGGGAAGACATCTATTTTCCCGCCCAGACAGCCGACCTCCAACGCGCCCGCTACGTCGC